AAGTTTTGGCTCTAAAGGCGGCACCTATACAGTACCTGACATTATAGACCCAAGACTAGGACAATATTCAAGTAAAAGTGGTTCGGTTTATTCTATCGCACCACAACTAGAAAGAACATTAGATGTAACAAATATGCCGCGAACGGCTAGAACTAATTTAACGGCTTTTCTTAAAGAACTAGAAGAAGCAGAAGAAATAGGTGGTTTAACTCAAAACGAAGCAATTAATTTTATAAACACTAAACAATTATTAGGTGATTTTAATAAATATAATTTTGGTTTCCCTACGTCTTTTGGTGATGAAATAGGAGAGTTATTAAGAAAACAAGAATTTGATTCTGTTTATTTACCGCCTAGAAAAAACTTTAAAGGTGAAGGTTCTACTGTAATATCATTAAAACCAGAAACGAACTTACCTATTGAAAAAGAAATAACTAATAAAGAATTTTTAGATAAAATTTTTCCATTGTTGTAATAAAAAATGACCAGTAATCGCGATAAATTAAAAGCCCTACGTAATATTGACTTTTCGCATTTAAGCAAAGAAGAAGCTAAAGAATTTACGGTTTTATTAGAAGAATTAGAAAAACGTGAATACCAAGAAAAATCTACAGGTACGTTTTTAGATTTTGTAAAATCTATGTGGGCGGAATTTATTTCAGGCGATCACCACGTAAAAATGGCACAAGCGTTTGATGATATCGCTAGTGGTAAATTAAAAAGATTAATAATTAATATGCCGCCTAGACATACTAAATCTGAATTTGCTTCGCATTTATTTCCTGCGTATTTATTAGGTAAAAATCCTAAATTAAAAATTATTGAAGCAACCCACACCGCTGACCTTGCGGTTAACTTTGGTAGAAAAGTTAGGGATTTAATTGACGGCGAAGAATATCGCGAACTATTTCCTGAAACTGAATTAAAAGCGGATAGTCGTTCCGCAGGTAAATGGTTAACTAATAAAGGCGGTGAATATTACGCGGCAGGTATTGGTGGTGCGTTAGCAGGAAGAGGAGCAGATTTATTTATTATTGATGACCCACATTCTGAGCAAGACGCTATGTCAGATAAAGCCCTAGAAGAAGCCTACGAATGGTATATGGCAGGACCGCGACAAAGGCTACAACCAGGAGGTGCAATCGTTATCGTTATGACGCGTTGGAATAAAAAAGATTTAACAGGTCGTTTAACTAAAAAGATGACGCAAGACGAAGGTGCTGATCAATGGAAAATTATAGAGTTTCCTGCAATACTACCTAGTGGTAGTCCGCTTTGGGAAAGTTTTTGGAAACTAGAAGAACTAGAAAGTATTAAAGCTTCGGTTAGTCCTTCTAAATGGGCGGCACAATATATGCAACGTCCTACGGGTGAAGGTATTTCTATTATTCCTAAAGAATGGTTTAATATTTGGGAAGAAGAAAAACCACCTAAATGTGAATATTTAATTCAAAGTTACGATACCGCATTTTTAAAATCCGAACGAGCAGACTTTACCGCGATAACTACATGGGGAGTATTCTATCCTGAAGGTAAAATAGGTGAAGAAATGTATTCAGGAAACGAAGCACATTTAATTTTAATAGATTGTATAAAAGAACGTTTTGATGTTCCTGAATTAAAAAACGAAGCGTTACGTTTATATGATTATTGGGACCCCGATACAGTAATAGTTGAAACAAAAGCTAGTGGTATACCGTTAGTACAAGAATTACGTAGAGTAGGTATACCCGTAAATACGTTTTCTCCAGGAAAAGGTCAAGATAAAATTGCTAGATTAAATTCGGTATCGCCTATTTTTCAAGACGGTAGAGTTTGGGTACCTGATAATAGATTCGGTGAAGAACTTATAGAAGAAGTTAGTGATTTTCCTGGAGGAGAAAACGATGATTTAGTAGATGCGACTACGTTAGCGTTAGCTAGGTTTAGACAAGGTGGTTTTTTAACTTTAACTAGCGACCTTACAGAAGACGAAGATTATTATCCAGGGGATAGGGTTTATTATTAACAAGAATAGTACTATGATTCAACCTAATGGCTATTGAAAAACAACCAATATCAATAATTTCTACTCCTGAAGAAGAAATAGAACTAGAAATAACTGCAGAAACGCCTGAAGAAACAGAAGTTTTTGTACAACCTGATGGGTCAATAGTTTTTGGTAGTGAAATGCCAGAAGAAACTTCAAATAAATTTGGGGAAAATCTAGCAGACAAGTTAGATGAAAATGAATTACGTAGTATTGCTAGTGAATTAACGTCTTCTTACGAAGAAGATTTAGAATCTAGAGATGATTGGTTTAATACTTACGCAGAAGGACTAGAATGTTTAGGCGTTAACTCCGAATCAAGATCAGAACCGTTTCGAGGAGCGTCAGGAGTACATCATCCGATATTAGCAGAAGCTGTAACACAGTTTCAAGCTCAAGCATATAAAGAAATGTTACCTGCAGGTGGTCCTGTAGATACCGAAATACTAGGTCAAATAGATAATGCNAAAGCAGAAAAAGCTAATCGTGTTAAAAACTTCATGAATTATCAAATAACTTANAAAATGGAAGAATATGATCCTGAAATGGATCAATTATTGTTTTATTTACCGTTATCAGGTTCCGCTTTTAAAAAAGTTTACTATGATCCTGCGTTAGGACGTGCTGTTGCTCGTTTTGTAAAAGCAGAACACCTAGTAGTACCGTATTATGCGGTAGATTTACTTACCGCACCAAGAATTACTCACGTAATTCATATGAATGAGAACGAATTACGTAAATTACAACAACAAGGGTTTTATCGAGACGTAGAATTAAGCGATCCAATGAGTGCTAGCGATAATACTGAGATAGATGACAAAATTGATGAGTTACAAGGTATTAGTAGAACAATAAACGACGAAGAATACACGTTATTAGAGGTTCATGTTGATTTAGACCTAGACGGTTATCAAGATATGAACGAAGCAGGTGAAGAAACAGGAGTAGCGTTGCCTTATATCGTAACTATTTGTAAAGATAACAACGAAGTATTAGCTATTCGACCAAATTACGACGAAAACGACCCAATGCGTAGAAAAATAGAACATTTTACGCATTATAAGTTTTTGCCAGGATTGGGTTTCTATGGTTTTGGGTTAATTCATATGATGGGCGGTTTAACTAAATCAGTTACGGCTTTATTACGTCAATTAATTGATGCAGGAACACTTTCTAACTTACCTGCAGGTTTTAAAGCTCGTGGGTTAAATATTCAGCGTCATGATGATCCGTTACAACCAGGAGAATGGCGAGATGTTGATGCTCCAGGAGGAAGATTGCAAGATGCATTTTTACCACTACCGTATAAAGAACCTAGTGGAACATTAACGCAATTATTAGGAGCTTTAGTAGATTCAGGTAAACGTTTTGCCGCAACTATAGAAGACCCAACAGGAGATAGTAATTCTCAAGCACCTGTAGGTACTACGGTAGCACTTTTAGAAAAAGGGCAACGTATTATGTCCGCTATCCATAAAAGATTACATTATGCTCAAAAAACTGAATTTAAAATTTTAAAAAGAGTATTTGGACAATTTTTACCACCACAATACCCTTATCAAGTACAAGGTGCTTCAGAAAATGTATTTAGTGAAGACTTCGATGATAGTGTTGATGTAATACCTGTTAGTGACCCTAATATTTTTAGTATGACACAACGTATTACGTTAGCTCAAACACAATTACAAATGGCACAATCTGCTCCGCAATTACACGACTTACGTGAAGCTTATCGTAAAATGTATATTGCGTTAAATATAAAAGATATTGATGCAGTATTACCAGAAGAAGAACAAATACCTGCTCGTGACCCAGTTACCGAAGAACAAGCTGCAATTACAGGTAATCCTATAAAAGCCTACGAATTCCAAAATCATGAAGCCTATATTGCTAGTCATAGTGCTTTTATGCAAAACCCTATGGTACAAAAAAATCCTGCGGCGATGAAAATTATTGGAGCTAACATTCAAGAACACCAAGCGATGTTATATAGACAACAAATAGAACAAGCGTTAGGACAACCGTTACCTCCAATAGATGAAGAAATGCCGCCAGAACTTATGAACCAAATAGCAGGTATGGCAGCACAAGCGACACAACAAGTTACAGGTCAAGCTCAAGCGATGGCACAAGCTCAAGCCGCAGCACAACAAACGCCACAAATGCAAATGTTCCAACAACAATTAGCGTTAGAAAAAGAACAATTAATGCAAAAAGAAATGGATGACGTTAGAGACGCAGAATTAGCGTTACAAAAAGCTCAACTAGATGCACAAATTAAACGTGAAAAAATAGAAGCAGATTTACGTGTTTCTGATACTAAAGCGGCTATCGAATTACAAGAATTAGAATTAAAAGCTCAAACTGATGCTGACAAGAACTATAACGAATTAGTTAAAACTGTTCGTGAAAGTAGAAACCAAAACGGAGATAATAATGCATAGAAATAAAGACTATCCCGCTCCTTCTAAAAAAGCGAGCAAACCTGCCCCTAGCGTACCT